TGTCGTAGACTACGCGCGTTCTTTCTCCGTCCCATATTGTCCCCGCGATGGCTTCGTCGAAACCATCTGCGAATAGTAGGTTCGGCTCGTCGTCTCCATAAAGATCCATTATGTCTGCGCGATTCATAATTTCTTGATACCATAATTTTGGAACTTGGACAATGGACAAATTTCTTTATCATTTTTTAACAATCCTTTCTGTTTACTTAGGACTATGCATAAGTAAATAGGATTGTCAAGGACAGAACACTTTCTATAGAGAGTTTCAAACAGAAATGAAAAAAATATTTTTTAAAAAGTAAAAATAAGACGTAACCACGTAACCTAGGTGTTTAATCACTGAAATATAACAATAAAAAGGTTACATTTAACACGTAACCAGACGTAACCAGACGTAACCTCGACAGCTGAGGATTTCTGTATAGAAATGATGTTTTATTATATTACTTCTATTATAATATATCTATACAAAAATTAAAAAATGTATTAAAATGAAAATATGCCTAAAATTAGAGATGGTGGACTAACACCAAAACAAAGAGCTTTTGTAGAAATCTTTGTTAAAGAGAATGGTAGATTAACTGCTACAGAATGTGCAAAACAAGCAGGATATTCAGAAAAATCCGCTGTATCACAATCTTGTAACCTGAGAAACCCCAAATATTTTCCAAAAGTTGTAGAAGCGATTGAAAATCTACAGCGTGAATATGCTGAAGCAAGTAAAATAGATTTTGTCAAACACGCTAGAGAGATGTCTAGGTTAAGAGATATTGCTGTAACAAATGGACAAATGGGACCCGCTATAAATGCCGAATATCGTAGAGGTCAACTTGCGGGATTTTATATTGATCGTAAGGAAGTTGTGACAGCCTCGCTTGATAATATGACTAGACCAGAACTTGAAGCTAAACTTAAAGAAATCAGAGATCATAATATTATTAATGGCGAAGCTATCGGTGTTGAATTTAAAGAAATAAAAGAAGTAGAGGAATAACCCTCTACTCTGAAAACTTCTCAACAAAACTTTTTATTTTTTCTAATAACCAAGATATAATCATATTTCTCCTTTTTAATTACCAATTTTGTAACTACTTACATAATCTTGTGTTGCATGATATCTACAATGAGGACAACAATAACGTTCAAATTTCCCCATTTTCTTTTCCTTATTACAATTAAAACATTTCCTTTTAACTAATACTTCTTCTTTTTTTGGTTTGGATTGATTGTAATAATCTGGAATAATAAAATCTTCTTTTTCCATTAATCTCCATTATTTATACTCTCTCCTTTCTCGTAAAAGTCTGAGTAGCTTATCCACCCACATATTTTTATATACTATATCATCTGAAATTCTACTAATAATTTCAATTAAATTATTTATTCGTCGCTTATATAATTCTTCATTTTTCATTTTCGTCCTTTCTAAAAATTAACTTTGTAAAGTGTAGTTTCTCCATTGTCAATTTTCTTTTTTAATTTCATAGCATATTCATAATAATAATCTGCTTCTTGCTGCTTATCAAAAAATTCTAATTCTGTGGCTTTATCGTAAGCTTGTTTATATTCTTTGTATAAGTCTAATTCTTCTACTCTATTCATCGTCATAAAAATAATTCCTTTCTTTTTTATTTTTTATCATTTTGTTATTGACATGTCAATTTATATTATTTAATGGGATAACTGTATAGGCATGGTAGTTATATCTTTAAGCCCTATACAAAAATAGAAAGGATAATATATGAAACAATTAGAATTTATTAAATCTAAAAAACTTTTAAATATTGATAACAACGCGAAAACTGTAAAAGGTCAAAAGTATGGCTATATGACAGCGGTTTTATACCTTGCGCCTAGTAATGAAAGCGGTTTTAATGTTTGCTCTATGGCGTCAAAAGGTTGTAAAAAAGCGTGTCTATATACAGCGGGACATGGTGCTTTTAATAGTGTTAAGCAAGGTCGTATTAATAAAACTAGGTGGTATATACAAGAACGCGACACTTTTCTTGATAAAATTAGAAAAGAAATAGACGCGTTTATTGTCAAGGCGAAAAAAAGAAATTTAATTCCTTGTATTCGTTTAAATGGAACTAGCGATATATCTTGGGAAAAAACAGGCTTGATTGAGGAATATAAAAGTATTCAATGGTATGATTATACAAAGATATATAAAAGGGCGTTGTCTTTTGTTAATGGCGAGTTGCCTATTAATTACCATATAACTTATTCATTAAATGAGGATAATAGAGAAAACGCTTTTGATATATTAAATCGCGGTGGCAATATTTCGGCAGTATTTAGAAAATCATTACCAAAAAAATATAATGGTTTTAAAGTTGTAAATGCTGATGATAGCGACTTGCGATTTCTTGATGGCGATAATATTATCGCAGGACTTTTGGCAAAAGGTAAAGCTAAAAATGATTATAGCGGATTTGTACTTGACGCTTAATCAATCCCATGTTAATAGGAACGAATAATTTTACAGAAAGGAAAATTATGATTAAAGATGATATAAGATTAAACAAAGCTAAACGCGACGCAATTAAGAAAGCGTGGCGTGATACTACGTTAAAAACACCGACACAAAAAGACGAGTTGCTTAATGACGCTGTAAGTAAATTTAGAGAACTAGAGCAATTAGTTTGGGATAATGTAATAAATCCTATTGTAGTTCAAAACTTTCCGCAAGATGATATGAAAATATTAAAAAAATATTCGCGTGGGGGTTATAGTGGCGACTTTGCGCAATATGATAATTGTTTTTACTTTAAACCTAGTTTTGAGGATAGGCAAGAAACTCAATTCTGTTGGAATTATAATCGCAACGATATGACAGCCTTATATTATAATGATTTAATGAGTAAAGGCGTTAATCCTAATTTATATTATGAGTATGAAAGCAACCAAAATAATCCGCATTTTTATAAACAAGAAACAGATTTAAAAGACGCGGTTAGTAATCTAAACGTTGCTAAATATACTGGTCAAGAATCATATAGTAATTATCACGATCAAGATATTGACGAAAGCGATATTAGTAAACTTGGCGGTCATTATTTGTTAGTGCCTCAAGGTAGTTGTCATAGTCGCGTGATGATGATACATAACGAAAACGATTGGCAACAGTTGAGATCATTTAATAGATCAAAAACTAATATGCAAAATGCACAAAAAGATATTTTCAAAGAGAAAATACAATTAATTAATGATATGAACGCAGTTGTCGATCAATCTAAATTTTTAAGTGAGGTTAGAAAATATTGGGTTGATTTAGACCAATGCGTAAATTTTGACGCTGACGAAATAGGGACAGCAGTTTCAATAATATCTGATGACACAAAACAACGATTGCTTGATAGTGCAAAACTACGCCAAGCACAACGTGATAATGATGAGTTTCTGGTAGCATTGACGCCAAAAGAATACGCTTAAATTATTTATTTGACACTATCCTATTATTATGGGATAGTGTTATTTTAAAGAAAGGAAAGTTATGAGTGATATACCAGTTTGCCAAAATTGTGGTAAAAAGTTATATATGAATTATGGACAGCGCGGTATTCTTGCAACATCAGACAGAAAAAATGTTTGGTTGCATTTTAACACAGAACAAGAACGCGACGCTCACGAAATACCAGAAAATGCTTTTGATATTGGGCGTAATCGTTGGGGTGATAATAAATATAGTATAGATTATTATATTCCTCAAGAGGAAAGGCATGGTCTTTTTCATAGTCAATCTTGCTTTTATCAATGGCATGAAAATCACAGAAACGAAATAGAAAGGTTAATAAAAGATATGGGGGAGTGGAAAAACCCAACATGATGAACAAAGAAACAACAGAATTATTAAAATCGCTTGTTGAGTTGGTCAATAAAATGGCTAATCAAATACTTGAAAATCAAGAAAAAATAAAAGAGTTAGAAAGGAAGTTATGAAAAAAGATGAGTTATACCAATTAATTTTAAATTTTAAAGATAGGGAATCATTATCAGATCATGTAAAATATTCTTTTGAAGGTGGAATGAAACATAAACTTGCTGATAGTTTAGATATAAGTTTACCCAATAAAAATTATAAGGTTGTAAAATATGTAGTTAGTAAGGCAACTAGTTATGAGTAATATTGAAAATGAATGGCTATTAGAAAACTTATACGAAAAGTATTTAGATTTGGGATATGATTCTATTACTTCTTACTCTTTAGCATTAGAGGAAATTGTAAATTTACAATGACTAATAGAAAAATAGCTTATGAAATTAGAAAGGCATTAATAGATAATGGTTATATAAAATATAACCATGAAATAAATAAATATATTGAGTGGTTAATTTTAGACATTTTAGAAAATGACCGCTAAACCAGAAACAAAATTTGGGCGTTTAATAACAAATAATATTAACGCCCATTGGACTAGAATAGAAAGTTTTGGAACTGTTGGAATACCAGATTTGTATGGAATAAGAAAAGGAACTGTAATTTGGCTAGAATTAAAATGTATTAAACAAAATTCAATTCGGCTGTCGCCTTTTCAAATCTCATGGAATTACAACAATTTCAAGCATGGTGGGAAAAACTATTATATTGTCCAAGATACGCGATCAATGGTCATTAAATTATACAGCGGGGACAATGGACAAGAAATCGCTAAAAAAGGTTTTTTATACGATAATAATATAGCAGTTTTCACACACCCTTATAATTGGCAAGATATAAGCAATAAACTATTTTCATAGTTCTTGGATCTGGAACCATGAAACAAGGCGCAAGGTTTTTTTTATTTCCTACTTGCGCCTTAAATCATTTTCCTATAATAATAGGATAAGCAAAAGGGCAAACTCATTAACCGAGATAAAAACAAATTTTGCTTATTAAAGAAAGGAATAATATATGAAACAATACATAATTAATATTACAGGTGTTGTTATTGACGCTGATGATTGGGACAATACTACTATTCATATAAACAGGAATGGGGATTGGGCTGAGATAAATTTTGATAAAGATGATATAGTGGAGGTTAATGATGAAACTATTTACTAATGAACAAAGAGCTAAGTTAATTGAAAACTTTAATTATAATAGTATCCATGCCGGAACCGATAAAGAAAAAACTTTTGATGCAGTTGTTAAATTATTTAATCCGGCCGGTGTTGGTACTTGGTGGCTTTCGGAATTAAATCCAGATGAGAATGTCGCTTTTGGTTATGCGCTGTTGGATGATCCATTGTTCGCGGAACTTGGTAATGTTGATATAGCAGAATTACAAAATTTAAAACTACCTCTTGGCCTTGGTATAGAAAGAGATAGATATTTTAATCCTATGCCAATAGATAAAGTTATTGAACAAGTACAAGAAAGTAGATAAAAGTAATTATAATAAATAGAAAGGAAATTATTATGCCAGAACTAGTAATTAAATCAGCTATGCAAAATGGCGACTTGAGAAAGGACTATAAAAAAATTACATTAGAACAAGCGCTAGATTTTACTTATATAAAAAAATACTATGAAGCATATAGAAAGGATATGAAAAAACCTAGTATATTTGATAAAAGTAAACAATAAATAGTATAGTACCAAGCACCAGGGCGGAAAATTATCCGCCCTTTTTTAATACCCAAAACAAGGAACACTCACTATATGAGCATTACTATACTAGACTTTATTCTTGATGAATTATCCAAGCTAATAGACAAATACTTTAAATAATTCCGTTATATTAAAATAAAGCTTTTAATATAGCGCAATATCCTATAATCATGGGATATGATTAATTTCATACATATAAACGCTTTTAGGTCATTAGGCCTAATTGTTGGTCTAGTGATCACAAAGCATAATATAAAGGAAATTTAAAATGAACTTAGATAGTTTTTTAAATTCAATGAAAGAACGAAATAGCAAGCGCTTAGATTTAATTGCGCCTACTAGTTTGTTAACTTTAGATTATAGCACGGATCAAGGATCTTATGTACTTGGTGCTAATATGAATAATGACTCTAAAGAGTTCAAGGTCAATCATAATACTAAAAGGCAGATCTGTGATAAGATGGGTTTACCTGCTAAGTATTGGGATTACCTTGAAAAGCAGGGTTATGAAGATTTAGCAATTAATAATATCAATTATCTATTTAAGAATGGATCTGAGAATAACACTGTTAGATCGGTTGATGGCGTAGCCACAGCCTTTTTATCAGATCGTTATGAGACAATAGATAATGACTTTGTAGCAGGTGCGGTTATCGATCGTATCGCAGATGATTATAGGAATGAAAACCTTAATATCATTGGCGCAGATGAAACTGACAAAAAGTTATATATGAAGCTTACTAAGCCTTCTGTTAATGCAGAAATTGCTAAAGGTGATATTGTTGAAGCAGGTGTGATTATTTCTAATTCAGAGACAGGTCACGGTGCTATCAATGTTAACCCTTTTGTTAACCGTTTAGTTTGTCTTAATGGTATGACCGTGAACGATGCTAGATTTAAAGCAGTTCACTTAGCTGGTGCTAAGGAAGAAGGTATTATTAATACACTTGTAACTAATGAAACTAAGCAGAAGAAATTAGATTGGCTTCATTCTCAGATTGGTGATGTAGTTGAAAACTCTCTAAAGCATTCTGTGTTTCAACAATCAGTATCCAAGATTACTGATGCTACAGAAGAAAAGATTAAACCTACTGAAGCAATAGAAATTATAAGTGACAAGTATCAATTAACCAAGGATGAAGAAACTAGTATCTTTGATAGTTTAGCGCGAAGAGATAGCGCTGATATTGGTGAGCCTAGTAAGTGGTCTTTGATTAATGCTGTGACTGATACAGCTAAGAGAGTTGACTCTGTTGATAGACGCAATGAACTAGAAGCAATAGGTGGCAAGATACTTGCTTTGGTTATTCCAAAACCAGCAAGACTTTCCGCTTAACCAAGGATCTAGCGCCCCAACTAGGGGCGCTGGCTTTATAAAGGAAATATATGAAACATTTACTATTTAAATTACTATGGAAATCATGGTTATATATTCATGATGATGTGTATTCATCTAAAACAGAATATTGGTGGGTTGGTGCTACACATTCAAAACCAAAAAACTATGATTGGGTGAAACCTTGTGAATCTGGTGATGGCTCTAGTCATTATCATACTTACTTAGATAAAAGACTAGATTATAAAATAAGAAGAAAATTACATTTATGCTGTAAGGCTAATCACAATAAAATATATAATGGTCGTTGGCAAAACATGTGCCATGGTTATGAAACTTTTATTCGTTGGTTAGAATGTAAGTTAAACTATTAATTCTATTTAACATTATAGATCCAGAGCCTCAGCACCAGCTGGGGCTTTTTTTATGTCTTTAATTTAACATAAGAATATAACCAGGCTATATTGCCCTGAGGCCATACATTCATATATAAATGCCTGGCATTCATATATAAAACTTGCCCCTGGCATTCGCCCTGAGGCCATACCAAAACCATTTACTATCGCTGAACTAACCACGCCCCCACAGCTGGGGCACCCCCTAAATAAAATATTTAGGTACTTAAAAAAAGGTCCGTGGCCTGTTCCACTCAAATACACACAGCTAAATTTGTACGACCCTAAATAGTATATTGGGACTCCTATTGCATCTCCCATAAAAATAATATATAAAATTTTTCATAATGGTTAATCAAAGTGAAGTTGAGCTTCAAGCTCAATTAATCCAAGAACATTTAAAAAGTTTAGACGCTGCTGAAAAAAACTTTATCCCTTTTGTAAGACATGTTTGGCCAGACTTTATCTCTGGATTTCATCACAAAAAAATTGCAAAAAAATTTGAAGACATACGGGACGGTAAGATCAAGCGTTTGATTGTAAACATGCCACCTAGGCATACAAAGTCAGAGTTTGCTTCTTTCTTGTTTCCGTCTTGGCTCGTGGGCAATAATCCACAACTCAAGATAATTCAAACAACACACAATACAGAACTTGCCGTAAGATTTGGTCGTAAGATGAAGAACCTTATTGACAGTCAAATTTATCAACAAGTCTTTGATGAAGTCGCGATATCCGCGGACAGTAAAGCGGCTGGCCGTTGGGAAACAAACAAAGGCGGCGAGTACTTTGCAGCGGGCGTTGGTTCAAGTATCACGGGCCGTGGTGCAGACTTACTGATCATTGATGACCCACACTCCGAGCAAGACGCTCTATCCGAGACAG